GTCCGCGTCGGCACCGTCGCCGAGGTGGATCACGACGCCGCGCGCGTTCGCGTGGAGTCCGGCGAACTCCTCACCGGCTGGCTGCAGTGGCAGGCACAGCGTGCCGGCGACGCCCTCGTGTGGGATCCGCCCACGGTCGGCGAGCAGGTTGTCGTGCTATCGCCCGGCGGCGACCCGAACAACGGCATCGCGATCGCGGGCATCTACTCCACCGACCACCCGGCGCCATCCAGTAGTCCCAGCCTGGACCGGCGCAAGTACCCGGACGGGACGCTGGTCGACTACGACCACGACGCCAAGCACCTGACGATCGATTGCGTCGGCTCCGTCACGGTGAAGGGGGCACAAGCCCTCCTGGTCGATTTCGGCGGCACGGTCGATGTCAAAGCGGGCGGCAATGCGACGGTCGAAGCGCCCAAGGTGGTCCTGAAGACGCCGCTCACCGAGTGCACGCAGCAGCTCACCGTGAAGGGCCCGCTCATCGCGCAGGCAGGGATGGCCGTCAGCGGCACGGCGGCGACCGGCGGCGGCTCGGTGATGAGCCTCGAAGGCCAGCTCGACATAAAGGACGGCGACATCCTGTTCGCCGGCCTCAGCTCCTACCGCAGCCACACCCATCCGGGCGACAGCGGCGGCACGACGGGCGGGCCGCAGTGATGGCGGGCATGAGCCGGCACACAGGGAAACGGCTCGACGAGCTGGCGCACATCCGCCAGAGCGTCGCCGACATCCTCACCACCCCGATCGGCTCGCGCGTGATGCGCCGCGAGTACGGCTCGCGCCTGCCCGAGCTTATCGATCAGCCGCTCACCGGTGCCACGCTGCTGCGCGCCTACGCCGCGACCACGGACGCGATCATCCGCTGGGAGCCGCGCATCAAGGTCCGCGCGATCACCCGCCTGGTGCATACCGATCGCCCCGGCGCCGTCACGCTCGGGCTGAACGGCGTGCGTACCGATTCCGGTGAGGCGTTCTCGATGGAAGTCCCGCTGTCGGGAGGTGGGGCATGACGACCATCGATCTGTCGCAGCTCCCCGCCCCGGCCGTCGTCGAGGAGATCGACTTCGAGACGATCCTCGCCGAGCGCAAGGCCGAATTCCTGGCGCGCTATCCCGAGGCTGAAGAAGAGATCGACCTGGAGTCGTCGGCGCTCGCGAAGATGCTCGAGGAGAACGCCTACCGCGAGGTCGGTTGGCGTCAGCGGGTCAACGAGGCAGCGCGCGCGGTCCTGCTAGCGTTCTCCAGTGGCTCGGACCTCGACCAGGTCGCCGCGAACCTCGAAACCGAGCGCCTACTGATCGACCCGGGCGACCCGGACGCCAACCCGCCGGTCGAGCCGACCTATGAGTCGGACAAGGACCTGCGCCAGCGCGCGCAGAGCGCCTTCGAGGGCCTGTCCGTCGCCGGCCCCCGCTCCGCCTACGTCGTGCACGCCCTGTCGGCCGACGGCCGCGTGGCCGACGCCACGGCCACGAGCCCGAACCCGGCCGAGGCCCTGGTCACCATCCTCTCGCGCGAAGGCGACGGCACCGCCGCGCAGGATCTGCTCGACGCCGTGGAAGCGGACCTGTCGGCCGAGGACGTACGCCCCGTCGCGGACCGCCTCACGGTGCAATCGGCCGAAATCGTCGACTATGCGGTCGACGCGACCCTGTACATCTACCCGGGACCCGAGGCCGAGCCGATCCTCGACGAGGCGAACGCGCGCCTGGACGCATACACGGAAGAGCAACGCCGCCTGGGGCGCGACATCCGCCGCTCCGCCCTGCACGCCGCCCTGCACGCGGAAGGCGTGCAGCGGGTGGAGCTGAACTCGCCGGCGGCGGACGTCGTGCTCGACGAGACCCAGGCGGCGCACTGCACCGCCAAGACCGCGGTCGTCGGGGGCACCGATGAGTAGCCTGCTGCCACCCAACTCGACGCCGCTCGAGCGCGCCGCCACCGAGGCGATGGCCGAGATCAAGCGCGTCGAGATCCCGCTGCGCAAGCTCTGGAATCCGGATACGTGCCCGGTGGAGGTGCTGCCGTACCTCGCCTGGGCATTCAGCGTCGACCGCTGGGATTCGACCTGGCTGGAAGCCACCAAGCGCGAGGTCGTGCGCTCGAGCTACTACATCCACCGGCGCAAGGGGACGATCGCCGCGCTGCGGCGCGTGGTCGAGCCGCTCGGCTACCTGCTCGAGGTCACCGAATGGTGGGAGCTGGACCCGGAGGGTACGCCCGGCACCTTCCAGGTGGTCATCGGCGTGCTCGACAGCGGCATCACCGACCAGATGTTCACCGAGCTCGAGCGCCTGCTCGACGACGCCAAGCCGGTCTCGCGGCATCTGACCGGTCTGGACATCTACGGCGAGACGCGCGGCACAGGCTACGTCGGCGCCGGCACGTACACCGGCGAGATCTCGACCGTATACCCCTATCTCGCCACCGACGCCGAAGTGAGCGGTTTCCTCTACTTCGGCGTGGCTGATCACACCATCGACACCGCGAGCGTGTACCCACAATGAGCACTTACTACACCGTCATCACCGACGTCGGCCAGGCGAAGCTGGCCAATGCCACGGCCCTGGGGGAGACCGTCGAGCTGACGGCGCTTGCCGTGGGCGATGGCGGCGGCGCGACGCCCGTCCCGGATTCCGAGGCCGAGGCGCTCGTGAACCAGCAGCGCTCGGCCGCGATCAACCAGGTCAGCGTCGACCCGGACAACCCCAACTACATCATCTGCGAGCAGGTGATCCCCGAGGACGTCGGCGGCTGGTGGATCCGCGAGGTCGGCATCTTCGACGCCGACGGCGACCTGATCGCCTACGGCAACTTCCCCGAGACCTACAAGCCGCAACTCGAGGAAGGCTCCGGCCGCACCCAGACCATCCGCGTCGTGATCATGGTCAGCGACACGGCCGCCATCACGCTCAAGATCGATCCGTCGATCGTGTTGGCCACGCGCGAATATGCCGATACCGTGGTAGCCGACCATGCCGCCAGCCGCAACCACCCGGCTGCAACGACGTCGGCGCAGGGCATGGTCGAGATGGCCACCACCCAGGAGCACCTGAACGGAACCCGTTCCGACCGAGCCACGCACCCGGCCGGCGTCAAGGCGGCGGTGGAGAGCAGGTTCTCGCTCACCACCCACAAGCTCGTCGTGATCGACGGCGTCCTCGCGATGGAGGAGCTCTAAATGTACGGCTACCCCAAAGTCATCAACACCCGCAAGGACGTCGAGCTGCTGGTCGGCTATCTCGGCACGATCTCGGCCAAGCCCGAGCTGGTCGCGCGCGGCCTTGCCTACCTCAAGGGCCTGCGCGACAAAACGAAGCACTACGTCTTCGACCGCGTGCTGGCCGACGGCGAGGATCCGGACGGCGGCGAGCCGGACTACCGGGTACTGGAGGAGGAGGCCGACGACGGGAGCACGGTGCGTCGCCAGTACACCCTCGAGGACAACCCGCGCGCCCCGATTCACCGCCTCGGTTTCACGGTGGACGAGGTGCAGGCGCTGATCGACCAGATTGAAGGAGCACAGTAATGGCGGCAGGCGACAAGATCGTGATCCCGGCGCAGGCCGCCGGCTTCGTGAGCCTCTTCGGGTACATGGGCAAGGGCACCGGTGACACGCTCGACCTCCCCGAAGGCATGGTCAACATCGGCGGCAACAGCCTGGGGTATCTGCTCGCCGCGCAGACCGACTGGGACCCGGTTGCCAACAGCGACGGCTCGTTCGCCGGCCTCGCGCTCGGCGACGACGCCTACATCTACGCCGTGGCCGATGCCTCCGGCACGGCGCAGTGGGTGGCTAGCAAGAACTCCACTGTGCCGGATGGGGAGACGGCGGACACCTCGCGCAAGATCGGCGGCTTCCACTACGGCCGCGTGCGCACCGTGGCCGAGCGCTACGACACCGGCATCACCCCGGCCACGCAGATCGTGCCCAACAGCGTGTGGGACCTGAAGCACCGCCCGACCTGTGACCCCACCGGCATGGTGGAGGTGGTCCCCGGCAAGCTGTGGGTGGACATCTACCTGGCCAGCGAGGGCAGCGGCACCTGGCCGGAGAACATCCCGGTGAGCCGCTACGGCGTGCCGCCGATCAAGGACGACATCTACGCCCGCTCCGACTTCCATCTGCTGGCCCGCAATGCTGGCAAGCGCATTCCCGGCGCCGAGGAGTTCCTGACTTACGCCGAGGGTGCGCCCCAGGGCAACGACGCCAACAACGATACTGCATGGAGCGCGACAGCAACAGCGGCCCGACCAACACCGGAGCGGTGGCCAAGGCGGTCTCCATGTTCAACGTGGTGGACGCGGCCGGGAACCTGTGGGAATGGCTGGATGACCACTACGACCTGGGCATAGAAAACCGCGCTCGCTGGAGCACTGCCATTGTTGACGTCGGTAAGGATGCCGCCTTCGCTCGCGGGCAGGCGTATACGTACATCTATGGCGCCAGCGATTCGTCCTCTTGGCGCTCCTTCTTCGGCGGCGGGCATTACGGCAACGGCGTGTACTGCGGTTCGCGGTGCCTGC